CTTAAACCTATCCAGACCCCTATTATTACTAATAGGTGCTCTCGGTTAACGAGCCCCCCTAGAGGGGATAGAAACTGCGAAGGAGTAAAAGATGACTGTTATTATACTGGCAATGGGGAGTGAGAAGACAGATCAATCGAGTACCGTTTTACCTGGTATTCGAGCGTCTATCACCACTTCCAAGTCGGCTCTGATAACAACATCTGCTCATGCTCTTCGCAGATCACGCCCACACATCTGGTTACCCCCGACGCCGTTTACGGCATCAACATCGGAGCGTAACGCTGCAGGTGTGGTTTTTAGGCTCAACGCTGGATCGCTGATAGGTTGGAATTCGGTAGATTATCCCGGTCCAACCTTCTCATCCGATTCAAGTCGAGTCGCCGCTATGCGTTCTTTAGCGGTAACGCGGGCATTAGGCCATCTTAAGGACCAAAAGGTTAACTTCGCTCAGGCTTTCTTTGAGCGACAGCAAACCGCTGGTCTTATAGCCTCTTCGGCTATTAAGATTGCTAAGTCACTTAGGGCTGTCCGAAAGGGCAACTTTGGTGATGCAGCACAGGCTTTGGGCCTTATGTCAAAAAGGCATAAGAACTCAAAACTGGGTCGGTTACCAACACTTAAACAGGTTGGTGACAATTGGTTAGAGCTCCAGTACGGTTGGAAACCGTTGCTCAGTGACGTTTATGGTGCTGCTGAACTATTGGCATCGAAAGATGCAGTAGAACCTCAGCGCTATAGAGTTACTGTCACCGCGAAGGCATCAGAGTCGTCCGGAGGAATATATAACCCAGAAGTGGGCATATACGCTATGGGCAACTTCGAAACCTCCACGAGCGTCATTTGTAGGCTCGACTATTCATTAGTCAACCCTACACTGGCTGCTGCTTCAGGTACAGGGATAACTAACCCTGTAAACTTAGCGTGGGAGCTTGTGCCGTGGTCATTCGTTGTGGACTGGTTCCTCCCTGTGGGGAATTATTTACAATCGTTTGACGCGGCATTAGGTTACTCCTTCCTTGGGGGTTCATCAACCCTCAGGTTCTTGAGTAGCTTTAGCGGTGATATGCACCGTGTGGGTTACTCCTTCGGTTCGAAGGTGTATCCCTACTGGTACGGGTACGGTTGCAGCACAAAGAAGAAAGAAATTTCTCGTATTGTGTATGCGTCCTCACCATTGCCGCGATTCCCGGGTTTAAAGAACCCGTTTTCCCTCACGCACCTAGCCAATGCGCTAGCGTTGCTGCGAGGGTCAGTTCGATAACCGTTTATTTTTCCTTAAGGAAAAGCTATGCCTGCTATTGGCAATGTCGTCATTAATGACGGCGCAACCACACCACTGGCCCATACTTTTGGGCCAGCTGGTATCGACGGTCTAGTCGCGGGATATGCTGACCGAAGTGGAGGCATTCCAGTGGGTTATTACTCTCTGGATGTTTCGCTTCGCAAGCCGTCTCCGAAGTCTATCGAGAAGATGTATTTGGCGACGTTCCGGATCAAAACTCCGATCCTTGAACAGACGTCTCCGTCGACTTCTACTGGCATCCAACCTGCACCGACTGTGGGCTACACGCCCATCGCCGAGTTGAAGTTTTGGCTGCCAGAGAGGTCGGCGCTTCAAGATCGTAAAAACCTTAGAGCGTTCGTTAAGAACCTCCTCGCTGATGCGGTTGTCACCGCAGTTGTCGAGACCCTTGAATCAGTTTACTGATTTATGAGTTCCGGCAAGTTCAGTCCCCTTCCTTCACTCCAAAGTGAAGTGTGGGTGAGTTTTTACATTTTACTCCATGAGGCTACCCTATGGTTACGAAGCGCAATGGCACTCCTAGGAGTGCTGACTCTGTTTTGGGTGTTCCTTCATTGGAACTGGTTCAGGGTGTCCTTAGCAGGATACCAGGAACCCACTCACTCGCCGTCGGCGTTAAATTCGCAGGCGGAGAGTTTCAGCAAGGGGCAGAGCTTAGGCCCAATCCCCGGGATTATGATAATCCCGATGAGTACGCCCTAGCTCTTTTAAGCTGTTCCCTATTTCGCAAGTATCCCGGTTTACCGGGATCCGAGCGGAAGGCTGAATTAGCCATTAGTAAATGGCTAGAGTGTGAAGAAACTTGCCGTTCCACGAACAAACGGATCGAGGAGTTTAGGATTGGTCAGCAACGTGCTGATCTCCACGAGGCATTCCGCCTCGCGCGAAAAAAGATCCAAAACCTTCTCGGTCCGTTTAGGTGGTTGAAACCGGCAAAGTTCTTCAATTTCGGTCCGGGCAGTACAACTCGTCTGCCTTTCTCGAAAAGACATCTACCGTATAAATACGGGGACAACCCCGAAACAACGTTTGATAACCTTGCTAGCGCAGTGTCCGTAATTGGACTCAGCCCCGTCTGGTGTCATGCCAGCGGGGGATACTACACTAGTATTCCTCTCCCATGTGTAAAAATTGTGGAAGAGAGCAAGGTGACCACCGTTCCAAAGGATGCTTTTATCGATCGAGTAATAGCAATCGAACCCGATATGAATATGTTTATTCAAAAGGGGTTCGGTGGGCTATTCCGTTCTCGATTGAAGCAGGTAGGAATCAATCTCAATGACCAGACGCTTAACCAGGTACTCGCGCGCAGCGCTAGTTTAGGTAGTCTTGCGACTATCGATCTTTCATCTGCGAGTGACACTATTAGTTATGAGTTGGTCAAAGAGCTCCTGCCGCCTGATTGGTTTGAGGCCCTACTTTCTTGTAGGACACATTCCGTCAAGCTCCCTTCTGGAGGAATAGTACACCTCCAGAAGTTCTCATCAATGGGAAATGGTTTTACTTTTGAGTTAGAGAGCCTTATCTTTTGGGCCCTCTGTTCATCAGTTGCCAAATCCACTATTGGTAGAGAAGGACTTCGTGTCTCAGTCTACGGCGATGATATAATTACCACCGTCGAGGATTATCCGGCTGTAGTTGATCTTCTTGAGTTTTGCGGATTTTCCGTAAATACCAAAAAGAGCTATGCTGATGGTCCATATCGTGAGAGTTGTGGAAAACACTACTTTTACGGACACGATGTAACACCAATAACCGTCACTAAGGAGATAACACATGTATCCCAGCTATTGCTTCTTTGCAATAACCTCATCCGTTGGTCGATTAGAACAGGATCGGGTTCCCTTAGGAACTCTTCTGTCCGTATCGCTTACGAATATGGGGTGCAGTGTCTCCCTAAACATTTCCAACGGCCACGACTGCCAGATGGCTACGGCGATGGTGCCCTTATCGGGCCCTTCGACGCAGCCAGACCGCAGCGTAGCAGTTGGGGATGGGACGGTTGGAGAGTCTCCGGTGTGCTGCTTCCAAAGCAGTCGTACAGGAGATCCTCTGGTGTTGCTACGCTCGCTGCTGCACTCTCTAGACTTGAGAAGCAGCAATTTTGCCCAATGTTCTTCACGCGCGGAATGTATGCGCCTCGTGATGAGGTGTGCAGACAGAGCCTGGGATACGTATCTACAAGACGTAGAGAACGCCCCGATCTAGTCGCCGGCCGAAATACCGGCATTCTAAATGTTGAAGACGTGCAAAGTTTGAGCGAAGATGACATTGGCACCCCGCCCCGAAAAGGGACTTCATTCATCCCAACATTGTTGCGGATGAAAGTGGGGAAGGTCTTTGTCAGCGAGTGGTGCGACATAGGGCCGTGGGATGATCAACATTAACATCCCGTAGTTCCGTCGTTTTATGGGTGGC